ACAGTCGCTTCAACAGTCGCAACCGTTTGAACTTCCGTAACCGTTGTATCAACTACCTTTGCGCTAGTAAACAATCCCATTTTTGTAGCCGCTGCAATAAAAGCCGCTTTAACCTCCGTTACTGTATCCCCTAATGCACCCAAACTTGTCAACGCCTCACTCATTGCGGCCAACTGTTGTAATTTCAACATGGCTTGCATTGCACCTTCCGATTCAATCCCAAACAATCCCATTGCGCCCGTCATTCCAGCAAAGGCATCAATACCAACTTTTCCAGCTTTTGCGATTCCCGTTCCTAAATTCTCAACAGCACTACCAGCGGTTGACTTAATAACGGCATTTGTGTCCATTATTTTGTCCTTTAGCTCTCCAGCGTCAATTGTCATTTGTTTAAAACGTGGATCAGTTGACTCCATATTTTGAAGAGCAACAGTCATTTCACGCAATTGCTGTTTCAACCCTTTGGTCGCTTGTTCGTAATTACCTACATTTCTAAAATTGTCACCGACTGTTTTGTCAATTTGCTTTAATTCAGCATCTCCAGCTTGTGCTGCAATAGTAACTTCCTTAAATTGTTGCTCCAATTGTGCGTATGCAGCTGTTCCACTTTTACCCGCCTTTTCAGATGCTAATAATTGCGCTCCTAATTCTTTTGATTGATTCTTAAAATCTCTAGTTGTTGCAGCAAGTTGTTTATACGTGTCCATTTGAACTTTTGACGCTTCGGTAGTCTTTTTTAAAGCGGCTGCGTTGGATTGTTCTATTTTTGCCTTTTGCGTGGCTGTTCGTATCTCTTCCTGAACAAGTTTTTGTTTCTTTATTTCAATATCAATAAGGGCTTTTGTTGCAGCCGCTTGGTCTTTTTCTGCTTGAGCCAAAACTTTAGTAACAGCAACAGCGTCTTTTTGTGTTTTTGTAGCTTGTTGAGTAGCCGTTACAAATGAATTAATACCTTTCGTCTTTCCAAAGTCAGCACCTGAAATATCACCCTTTAGACCTTCAGCTGTTTTCTTTAATGCTGCGTCAATCTCAGCAAACTTTTTTATCGTTTCATCGGCACTTTCTTTTATTCCTTTAAATATATCTTCACTTTCAAAGATGTCAGTTGCGCTTATTTTCTTTGCCATACTCGTTCATTAAATTAAAATATTCTTTTGTACTTATATCCTTTGCATTTATCCAGCTCCCCATCCACTTACTTAAATGAATTAAAGATTGTTCAATTGTCATTCCGTTACCCCCATTTATCATCATAGCGTCTAAATTTGCTATTTGCATTTCTATTTCAGTCAGTTTAAAACGCTCCCTGGTCAAAATGTAATCAACTTCTAACAACGCTTTTTTCTTCATAGCGTTTAATAACTTTTTATAGACTTCATTCAATCCATATTCGGCGATGTAACTGTCATAAATTCGTTCCCAAGCTTCAATATCTTCTTGTTCTGTGCCTTTTTTATCCTTTCTGACGAACTTTAAATCATTTGACGTACATTTTATCCAATTAAATAAAGGTAGTTCCTCAATCCCCTCGTAATAATCGTAACGTTGTTTCGTAATATTTGTCTTTGACTTTTTTAATGAGTTTGATTTTACTCTCGTCAGTAAGCCCCAAAATTTTGTCCGTAAATCTTTCCAATAAATCTGTACCGTCATCTTTTATTCCGTCTGCGTTTATAACTATGCCGTCTGGCAACACTTGAAGCATAAAACTACGGTAAAAATCACCCGTATCAAAAAGCGTGTAATGACTTCCCGCCACTTTTGTTGGATTATATTCCATTTCTGTAATGATTGAATAAGTACCAATCACCTTGTCATCTTCGTTAACCCCTTGTTCAAAAAGCTGGTCAATACGAATGAAATCTAGTACTTCGGTCTTGAATTTAGTATCATAAAAGACGTAAAACCAAATTTCCTTTTGTGAAATATGCATTGTACGTTCCATTAAATCTCCTAAAACGGTGTCCATTAGTCCCATGATTACAAAGTTACAACAAAAAAGGGAATGAATTTAATCACTCCCTTTCAGATTTTTGCGTTAATATTACTTCGTTGAACGCTTTTTAAGACCTTTATTCGCTAAGTCAAACGCTTTCTTTACCACCAATGGGTTAACGTGCTTAAACAATAACTGTGCGTCTTTGAGCGATTTGTCAGTCAAATGAATGACCGCAAATTGAATATTTCCAACTTGAACGTACATTATACACCTACATAAGTTAACTCACCATCGAATCCTGACTTTGTAACTGATAAAGTCAAAGAATCACCCGTTTGAGCAATATACGTTAATGTGTAATTACCTTCTAAAGGTAAATTCTCAACAGCCGTTACAGAAACGGATCCAGGAGTCACATTATTGTATAAAGAGAAATCAGCTGATAAAGCTCCCGAGAATTTAATCGGATTTAAAGCCGTTCCATAGTCCAATACTGCGTCAAATGTGATGCTTGTTGATGCTATAACCTCATTCAACAAATTAACGTCAACTAAGCCGTTTAAATCGTTAAAATTGATTCCAGCTTCAGTAGGTGTAATCATATACATTGTAGACTCATCAAACAATCTGTCAAAGTCAAATCCTAACATAATTTTTTGCGTAGTTGAATCAGTCGCAAATGTGAATGTAGGGTTAAAACTTGGATTGTCAACAGTTATTGGGTATAAACCACCGTCATGCTTTGAACCTACTAAATTACCATTTACATCAACAATATAAACTCCAAAATCAACACAACGGTTGTTTTGTAATTTACCCAACAATGTCGGTGTTGAATCTTCTGCCCATAACTCACCAGCAAAAGAACGTTTTCCTTGTCTAAGGAATACCATACGTCCTGAATTAGCCTCTTCGAATTGGCTATCCGCTTTCGGTAACTCTACATTCTCAAAGTTTGGAAGTGGGAACCATCTTTTTGACGCATCCGCTTCATTGATTAAACTTGACCATGTAGGTAATGGAGCTGACAAATCTAAAAAGTTTGCTGTTCCATCCGTTGCAAATAACGGAACCATTATTAATTTACTTGTTACGCTTTGAAGTGATACGCAATTCGGTCTTCCCGTATTACTTAATCCACTTGCGCAATTACATCCTATACTCATTTTTTTTGTTATTAAATTAACATTTACAATTTTCCTTATACTTTGTGAGCGTTATTCTTAACTCCACCCCACTTAAATTTGCGTCCAAAATGTTCTGAAACATTCCGTTTTCTTGTTCAACTCCAAACCTCGTAAATTCGACAATCTCCCAATCTTCAATAGTTTTAAAATTTCTGTTTTTGTTTATTGTGTTGATAAACTCCATTGCTAGTTGCTCCATTGGATAAACAACCTGAGTAACATGGTCCGCTGTGTAATAATTAGCAACGTCCGTTTCATCTAAAAAGAATATTCTCAAAGAACTTTCAATGTCAATCGTACTTTCACGCCCAAACTGTTTGTAATTCAACGATCCTAACAGCCAAATAATCGGTGTTTTTGAACTTACATTGTTGCTTAAAATAGTCCATTCTCTATTCGTGGCTTTCTTTGTTCCATGAATAAAGAACGGTTGAGGCAAAAAGATAGTACCGTCCAATAATACCAAAGGATTTGGACTCGTTCCCGTTAACCACTCATCCTCTTCAAGTCCCGTTACTGTGAAATTCTCGCCATTTGCTAAGACCGTTTTCCCTACTCTAGTCCATTTCGTTTTACACGCATACGTCTTTTCATCGTCAACACTATACACTCCCTGAATAGAATTGTCTATGTCAAATACGATGTTTTGGACGATATTTGAAAGCTCATTTATCATACCCAGTACGCTGTTTGTTTCTGTTGACCATTAAACGTACTAAAATCCCCTTTTCCAACGTATGTGATGTTAAAAACAGCGTTTAAATCACCCCCTACAACCGTTGTAGTTATTCCAGCAGCGTAATTAATTCCTGATTGGTTAACAGTTCCACCCGTTACAACAAATAAGTTGTTAGCAACGATATTAAGCGTTAAATTTCCATCACCGTAATAAGGCGTAATCGTGCCTTGATTCGTTTGTGTAGTATAACCACTCCCGCCACTCGTCAATGATAATGAAACAACTTGTCCCGTTGGGGCGTTCATATTGACTTGAATGTACGTTTGAATAGCTTTATACGTCTTTATTGCTTCGTTATAACGTGTGTAAATCATTGAATATAACGTGCTGACTGGCTCTGAATTCTCACTAATCGGACGAACATTCCCGTATGGAGTCATCTGATTGATTAAATCCTTTGAATACTCAAAATAAACAAATCCTTTTAACATCTCTTTGATTCCCTCAGAAATTATCAATTGTCTTAACGTTACATTTTCGTAAAATGGATTGAAAACCTTTAGAAAGTTAGGTGATTTTGGTACATTTAAGACACTTAAATCACTTATAAACTCATCGTATAATTTAGCTCCAAATAACTCTATTAAATAACGCTTTTCGTACTTATCGATGTAGTTTTGTAGTTTATCCACATCGTACATTCCAGTACTTAACTGATATTTTCCCGTAAAATCGTTGATTGTTAAAAACATCTACTTACTTTTTTAGTTTTCCAAACCCTTTTTTGATAAAATGCTTTAACATTTCACCAGTTACCTTAAACAAAATTCCCTTAGGTAAATGCTTACTTTCTCCATTTCCAACAAATTCATAAATAACCTTATCGTCAATTTCAATTTCAACCTTTGTTGCACCTTCTGTTTTGTCAATATGAACATCAATTATTCGAGTATCCAAGTCAATTTCTATTCCTTGAATGTCTCTTTTAACTTTCAATTCAGCATTATTAACGTTTAATGTTACGTCAATATCCTTTTTTTTACGAGTCTTTTTTTCCATTGTGCAAATTTAAAAGGGGGGTTAAGAATATCAACCCCCGTTATTTATTGTTATACAGCCAATGCAGCAATTGAAGTTGCAATGTCACCAGAAACGAATGCTGGATAATCATTTGCTTTCACATACTGAACCAAACGCGCCTCAGCAAGGATAGTAACCATGTTTCTTTGGAAATCATCGTTTACATAACCCACCTGTACGTTCATTGCCTCACGCATTCTAACGTTTGACTTACTGAAATCACCTACTAGGAACGTCCCAGCCGTTTGATTAGTTGTAGAAACAACAATAAGGTTAGCCACTCTATTCACGTCCATTAAGAACATAGGATAAGTATACTCACCAGTCGCTGTTTTAGTCAATTGCATTGCAGCAACGTCCTCAGGATTCAATACAACATGCGTTGGCTCGAAGTTAGCGTTTTGGATCTGTGCAATAGCCACTCTAATAACATCTGAGATATTTGGAGCAACAACAGTTCCAGCAAATGTACCAGCAGAGAAATTGACAGCATTTGTCAAGATTCCTGTAATACCTCCCATTGCTCCATTCAATAAAGCATTCTCAATTGATTGGTCAATAGAAGCCATCAAATCAGAGTTGATTTCTGACTGAACAAACGCAAGGTCCGCTAACATTTCTTTTGAAACCTTAAC